CGGCGGCGCCGTTGATTGCAGTTTTTGTCGATGGTCTGTTCACGAGCAATCTGCTTGGCGCAGAACAATTCAATGCCGTCAACCTGGTCCTGCCCATTTCGAACTTCGTGATGGTTCTCACGCTCATCTGCAATATGGGCGGAAGTCTTCTTGCCGCAAAAGCAATGGCGGCAGGAGACAGGGATACACAAAACAAGTATTTCACTCTCAGTCTGTATACAGCCGTTGCGGTGGCCTGGATTGCAATTGTCGTATTGTACTTGATGTCCTGAATCAGAATTAAAGATTGATAGAAGATACTTAGGTAAATGTGATTATTATAAAAGAAAGTGGGAAATAGTTGATATGTTGATTGATGAATTTAGTTATCATTTAGTGCTTATGTATCTTCAGGTAGTTCAATGTAAACATCTATGTATGTTTTGTGAATATAAAGATACTTGCAGAAAAATGGTTAGAGAAGAATTTAATAGTTTAAAAATAAAAGAGCAGTAATAATACTGCCCTTTTTTACATATCTATAACTTATGCAGTTTAAAAGCGTTCAGGGAAAACGGATATTTACTGCTGGCTCTTTTCACAGAGTCCTCTCCAGCGTATTCAGATAAACAGACATAAGCAGATACCAATATTAATTTGAGGACTATTTTCTTTTTCCTGTTCCGTTGCCTTTTTTCTTTGAGCCACAAGCCATGATTTAATCCCCCTTTCTTATTTTACTTAGAATATATTTTACTCTTATATTACAGTTATCTTCATAACTGCATTTATAATCGTATGAATAAACTTTATTTCTAGTAAGTGATTTTTCTTTATTAAGTTGTATATCTGCATTATCGCAGTAATCAATAAATTCGCACATTTTAATAGCTAAGTGATTTTAATACAGCTTCTTTACATTTTAAATCTTTAAATCTAAAACACCCTTTTTCAAAATAATATCTTAGATTGGATAAAAACATATCATTTGCTTTAAGCATTACATAATTAATTTGATGGTCTTCAGTTGTAACAGTTATCTTCATTCTAAATGAATTATCAGGTCTATTATCACAATATATTATTCCATCATCTTCATATTCTCTAATAGCATAATCTTCTCCATTATATCTAAGTGTTGCAAGGTATCTAGAATTACCAACTGGCTTTTCTATAAATGCTTGATTATCATTAAGATAAACATTTTCTGAAGAATATGCAAGGTATTTATTCTTGTTAAATGCTTTATTAAATCCTGATTCTTTTTGAGCTGTGCTGGCTGATTCTATAAATCCTTGCTCCAGTACATATCCATCTCCTTTTAGGAATTTTACATTGTCGTTAAGTCTTTCTGATATTCCAAGCTCAATGTAATATGGGTTAATAATAGATACTGGATTTGATAACATATACACAGGTACATATCTTATTTGCTCTCCATTTCCTCTAGCTATAGATGTATGAATTGACATGAATTTTCTAATCTCATCTGAGCAATAATGATTAGTTTCAGATTGAAATTCATCAAAGAGCATAGAATCAACATCAGAAAACAGATGTGAATATTTCTTAAGCTGGTCTGCTGAGTTAAGAGATATAGCATAACCACAAGATTTATCATCAATAAAAAGTTCATGAAAGATTCCACTTGCTACCCTTTTACTTTTCATAACAGTTCCTCTAAAAAATAGCTTTTCTATATCTTTATAGAATTTGTCTGCTACATCATCAAGCTCATAATTATATCTATAAATAAGAGCGAACTTTTTTCCAGTTTTTAGAAATCTATTTACTACTAGTCTTCCAAAATAAGTAGTTTTACCACCAGTTCTATTAGTGGTACACATATATATTTCAGGTTTATTTCCATTTAAATCTGCCATTGAAAGCAGTTTAGTTCCATCATAATATTGGTTTTCCATAAATATCCCCCTAAGCCAGTATATCATATATATTGACTTTTGGCAAGAATTTTAGTATAATTTAATATATAAGGAGATTAATTAAATGGCTTTTACTCCAAGACTAACTGCACCTAGTAGAACTATACCTGTTTATCTATGCACAAGTTCTCAGCAAATTTCTAGGTATGGTAGAGTAGTTACAAGTGGTGGACTTAATGAATGTATAGTAGGTAATAATAGTCAAGATGGCTCTGCTATGCCTAATTGTGTTGGTTATGCTTGGGGAAGATGGTATGAAATTCTTGGTAGTAGACCTAATTTATCTAGAGCTAATGCTAATGTTTGGTATACAACAAGTGATGGTTATGTTCATAGAACTACTAATCCAACAGCTGGAAGCGTAGTATGTTTTTCTTCACAACACGTTGGAATAATAGAAAGAATTATATCTAATACAGAATGTTTAGTTTCTAACTCTTATTGGACTCAAAAAGTAGATTTTCATCTTGAAAAAATAATATATAATTCATCAACAAGTACTTGGGAAAGATGGAACTGTTCTCAAACATCTCCTTATACAACAACTAGTAAACTTCCATCAGGTAATCAAGGATTTCAAGGATTTATTATTCTTCCTATTACTGACCCTGATAATACACTTAACAATATCCATGTTGAGGGTGTATCAATAGGATTTGAGCCTGATGTTTTAGAATATACAGCTACAACATATTATAACTATACAGCACTTATAGTTACACCTAAATATGCAGACCAAGTAATTACAAGATATATAAATGGTATAGTAGTAATTGATTCTCAGGTAGCTTATCTAAACGAGGGTGCTAATACTTTATTTGTATTTTGTAGAAGAACTGTAGAGGGTGTTAATTATTACACACAATATAAAATAACATTATATTATGGTGTAGTTCCTCCGTCTGAGCGTGATGCAAATATAGCTAATATAAATATACAAGGAACAGATTTTGAAGATTCTTTTTCTGAGTTTAATTATGATTATAGTTATAATCTTACTGGAGAATCTAATAGAATGATGGTAATTCCAAATGATTCTGATGCTTATATAATTGTAACTTTCAATGGAGAACTTTTACCCTTTGAGCAAGGAATATTTACAGGTGTAATGAATTGGGTTGCTGGAGAAAATACTATTGTAATAGATTCAGTAATTATTGATGGAACTACTGTATATCAAAAGACTTATTATATAACTATTTATTCAGCTACTAACATTGAATTAATATCTTTTAATTTTTATAAAGATAGTGCTAAAACACAGATGGTAGAAATAATTCCTGAATTTAATACAGATATAGTTGATTATACAGCTAAAATAAAAGAAATATATAAACTTTATTTAAATTATTTATTAGAAGATACAAGGTCTTGGGCAAGCGTATATGTAAATGGTGTTTTATATAGTGGAGCACAATATTCAGGAATTGATTTAAGAAAAGGAAAAAATACAGTTCAAGTTCTTGCTAGTGGATACAGCTATGATGGAAGAACTGTTGTATTCAATACTTATACGTTTATAATAACTGTTTTATATAAAACATTTAATATAATATATAGTACACGTTTATTGTAGAAAGGGAAAACGAAATGGCAGTTAAATCAAAAGAAGAAATTTTAAATTCAATCAAGGAAAGATTTGTAGATGATGAATCTGATGAAACACTTGCTTTCATTGAAGACATCACAGATACAATTAACGACCTTGAAAGTAAAACGTCTGATACTACGGACTGGAAGTCAAAGTACGAAGAAAATGATAAAGAGTGGAGAAAGAAATATAAGGATAGATTCTTTGCTACTCCTGATAACGGAACTGAGCCAAAATCTGTAGATGAAGAAATACCAATTAACGAGGATAAACACCTCACTTATGATGAATTATTCAAGAAAGGAGAATAATTAAAAATGGCTAATAGAGTCGCAATTACAAATTTAAATGCTAGCACAATGGACATTTTAAATACAATTAGAGCCAATGCTAGTGCTGAATATCAGAGCCTAGTTCCATCTGTAACACAGGCAGTAGATATTCCTAAAGTTGGAGAAGTATTAATGGGTTATCCAGCTCTTGCTAATCAGTTCCTTACTTCTCTTATTAATCGTATAGCTCTTGTAAGAATTAAGAGTGCTACATTCAATAACGCTTATGCACAGTTCAAGAAAGGTTATCTTGAATATGGCGAAACAGTTGAAGAAGTATTTGTAGGTATCTGCAAGGCTAGAGAATTTAATCCTGATAAGTCAGATGAAAGAGAGTTTAAGAGAACTATTCCTGATGTAAGAACTGCTTTCCATACAATGAACTGGAGAGTTGAATATCCTATTACAGTTACAGAACAGGAACTCAATACTGCTTTCCTCTCACTTGATGGTGTTCAGAATCTTATTGCTAATATCGTTTCTGCTGTATATACTTCTGCAGAATATGATGAGTTCTTACTCTTTAAGTACTTAATGATTAAGGCAGTTGCACATGGTAAGATGTATCCAGTTGCTATGGGAACAACATTCAATGACAATGCTGTATCATTTAGAAGCATGAGCAACAAGCTCACATTTATGAGCAATAAATATAATGCAAATCAGGTACATACAGCTACACCAAGAGCTGAACAGAGAATTATTATGGATTCTACTTATGATGCCCAGTTTGATGTAAACGTACTTGCTGGAGCATTTAATATGGATAAAGCTACATATCTTGGAAGTCGTATGCTTATTGATGACTTTACATCATTTGATAATGATAGATTTGATGTTATTAGAGCACACTCTGATGGACTTGAAGAAGTTACAGCTGATGAACTTGCTCTTATGAGTAATGTAAAAGCTATACTTATTGATAATGAATGGTTCCAAGTTTATGATAACCTTGCTAAGATGACAGAAAAGTATGTTGCTAATGGACTTTATTGGAATTACTTCTATCATACATGGAAGACAATTTCATCTTCTCCATTTAGTAATGCTATCGTATTCGTAGCTCAGGCAAATGACCCAACACCACTTGCAACAATTACTTGTGAAGTTACAGCTAAAGACGTTTCTGATGCTGGCACAATTCTCACTCTTACACCTGATATTGATGATGAATCATTTGTTGGTGGAAACGTACAGTTCGTACAGACATCACAGGCTTGTCAGAATAGAGTTGCTGTTCATAAGTATGGTGCATACATCTTCCCAGCTAATGCAAACGCTGTTAAGATTGGTGCTAAGGCTAACGGAAAGTATTATGAATCTACATCAACTATTGGTACAACAGCAAGTGTTGGAGATACAATTACTCTCTATGTAGATGGTTATATTGATGATACACTTTCTGCTCTTGTAGTAAAGGATAATACAACTGCATCTGTAACACTTACACCATCATTTGCTAGTGGTACACTTACTTATACAGCAAACGTAGCTTCAACAGTTACATCTGTAAATCTTAAGCCAACTGCTACTGATGATGAAGCAACAGTAACAATTACAATGGGCGAAGATGAGTATGAAAGCGAAGAAGCAATCACACTTGAAACTGGAGCTAATGTAATTAAGGTTAAAGTTGAAGGAACAGAAACAACAACTTATCAGGTTACAGTTACTAAAGCTAGTTAATAATTAAAGCTAAATAGAGGGAGCTTAAAACACTCCCTCTTTTATTTAAAAGGAGATTAAAATAAATGAGTTATATTGCACCTAATACAACAATAAAATTCATTAAAAATTGCCCTCTTGAAAAGAGCTTTCAGCATACACTTTATTGGACTAATAACGCTACTGGTAAAACAGCACAAACAACTTATTTTAATTCAATAGTTAAAACTCCAACAAGCAAATATACACTCTCTAACCAGTCTTATCAAAGAAGTAATAACGGTAAGATGAGAGTACAACTTAAAATGGAAGATTTAATTGATTGTAATTATCTTATGTTTCAAAACTCATCTTTTGAAAATAAGTGGTTTTATGCTTTTATTACTAATGTTGATTATGTATCAAACGATGTGTGTGAAGTAAGCTATATGATTGATGTAATACAAACATGGTATTTTGATTTTACTTTAAAACAATGCTTTGTAGAAAGAGAACATAGCTCAACAGATGTTAGTGGAGATAATCTTCAACCTGAAAATATAAATGTAGGAAATTATATAAGTAATGGTGGAGCAGTATTAAAACATGATAATTCTACTGAATTTAATACTAATAGTAGATATATGCTTGTAACTGCATTTAATCAATCAACAAAACAAAGATATACTGGTGGAAGCTATGATAATATTTATAGCTGTCTTGATTTTCAGATTTATACTAAGACTGCTCTTACAACATATCTTCAAAATCTTAATGCTTATGACGCTACTTTATTTGACGAAATAATTAATGTAGTTGTAGTTCCATCTAACTTTGATTTTACTGATGCTAATATTCTTACATCTACACAAGAACAATTAAAGTATGTAGCTAAATGGAATGAATATTATAGTGGTACATTTGGAAATACTGGAACTCTTGATGGTTATACACCTAGAAATCATAAATTATATACATACCCGTTTAATTTTATAAGATTTTCAAGTGATAATAATAGTATTGATTGTGCTTATGAATTATTTCCTAATCTTCCAGCTGGTACTTATAGTAATTCAATACCACTTTATCTTTATAATGTTTTATTCCCAGTTCCAACTTGTATATTAGATTTATATTCTTATCAGATGAGAGATAACGGATATGGAGTACTAATTGGAAAAGAGGGTTGTGCTAATAGACTTGAAATTACAGATTTTCCACAGTGTGCTGTATCAGCTGATATTTATAAAATATATCTAGGACAACTTACATCTTCACTTCCAGTTAAATTATTTGGAGCTACTACAAATTATCTTACTACAAATCTTCCAAGTAGTGAGCCAGCTAAAATGACTGATGACCCATCTCTTAAAAGTTTTATTAATTATGCAAAATGGTATTATTCAAAAGATAAAGCAGTAAGTGATGTAGCAAGTGATATAGCAAGCGTAATTACAAATCTTCAAGATGTAATTACTGATGTATTATCAACACCATCTGTTCTTCCTGAAAGAACTGCTGAAGTAAAAGGTAGTCAAACAAGCATATCAGATTATAATATTGGTTATAAACATTTTAAATATCAATATATGTCAATACGAAAAGAACAAGCTGAAAGAATTGATAGCTATTTTGACAGATTTGGATATGCTACTAACATGACTAAAGTTCCTAATATTTCTGCTAGACCTGAATGGAACTATGTTAAAACTAGAGGTTGCTTAATTGATGGTGCTATGTCAAGTAATGATGAAGAAGCTATTCAATCAATATTTGATGCTGGAATAACATTTTGGAAAAATCCTGCTCATGTAGGTAATTATTCATATAATAATCAATTAACGTAGAAAGGGGGAAAATATGGCAAGAAAAGATAGACAGTTTTGGGAGAGTGCAAGAATGAATAACGCTACTTATCTCTATTACTATAACAGACTAATAGAGCTTGCAGTAAGTAGGTTTAAATGGAAGAATCTTCCTGATACTATTGATGAAAGATTCTTAGAACTTACACTTCTTAAAAACGGTCAAGCAGTTTTCTTTGAAGATGAAGCACTTGGATTCTTAGCACTTCCTAATGCTATGTCAGGACAGTTCAATGTTTATGGTATTCCTATCGGTAGACGTGCTTACGCTGTTAATGGCTATAACAAAACATTAAATAGTGATGATTCAATTATCGTATGGAATAATAAACTTCATAAGCCTAGTATGTATGAACTTGAAATGTTTGCAACAAGGCTTTACGATTTAGACAGGAGCATTGATGTTAATGCTAAGGCTCAAAAGACTCCAGTACTCATTAAATGTGATGAAAAACAAAGACTTACTATGAAGAATCTGTATATGCAATATGACGGTAATCAGCCTTTCATCTTTGGAGATAGTAATCTCAATGATAAAGGTGTTACAGTTCTTAATACACAAGCTCCGTATGTTGCAGATAAACTTTACACTCTTAAAACAGAAATATGGAATGAAGCTCTTACTTATCTTGGAATTTCTAATGTAAATTATCAGAAGAAAGAAAGAATGGTAACTGATGAAGTTAATCGTTCTCAGGGTGGTACTGTAGCTAGCAGATTCTCACCACTTGATTCAAGAAAACAAGCATGCGAAGAAATTAATCAAATGTTTGGTCTTGATATTGATGTTGATTATCAAGAGGGTTTTGATGAAGATGTTGAAAATATGGAAAGTGAGGTAGAAACAGATGAGTAAATATACTACACAGCTTAGATATATAGTAGAAACTAAAGCTGGAAAGACTGAATCAGTTGGTTATGACACTATTGATTCAATGCTTACTTCAAATGTTCTATCACAAATATTTCCTAGCTTTCCTATATTTGATGAAAATTATAGACTTCCTCTTGAAAAGAAAATTATTAAGCATTACTATACAAGAGAAATTTGTGAAGAAACTTTTGGACTTTGGAGGCTTAGACTTGATAGCAAACTAAATGAAATTATGCCATATTATAATCAGCTTTATCTATCCGAAGCTCTTGCAATAGGCTATGACCCGTTTAGTCCAGTTAATATTAGCAGAACTCATGTTTTAGACAGAAAATCAAAGACAACTAATGCTG